TAAAAGACTGTATGAATCATTTCAGATGCCAGTTCTGTGGAGTGGCGCCCCTAAGCAATGTGGTGTAGGAATTAAGTCGTGCCCGGATCCCACAAAGTGTGGAAATGGCTTCTGTATAAATACCGATCCGGCTCCTTTGGTTGAGAGGTCACCCATACCTGTGTTGCCTCCGTTTACACAGACATTTCAATAAGCACGTGGCCAAAATAATCTTCTTTGGAAACTACAGAATGGCTGGTAAGAAGGGTGGCTACGGAATAGTATCTCTCATTGTCCTTGTTGTCCTGTTTGTTGTTTTACTTCCCACGCTGCGTACGATTTTTGCCCCCGTGTTCCCTGAGGGATTCCAGGATGCCAGTTGCTTCGGTAAGCCTTGCCCCGAGGGCAAGTTCTGCCAGCAGGGAGCTTGCTACGACAACTATATTCCTGTTCCCAGCTCATCGTAAAGAGGGATACAGTTCATTTCAGTACAATAACATTTGATGCTATCGTATTGAAATACTCTAAACACGCTTAGTCAAGAGCCTTCTCTATCTTGCGGGCAATGGCCAGATCCGGATGGCCAGTGTCGGAGAAGATGCTGTGGTACTCCTCGGGCTTTGACGTCATGTCACCAGGAACCACAGAAGTCTCCTCGGTCACCTCATCGGCATTACCATCATCCTTTGTGATACCCACAGTGGCCTTCTTTTTCCCGGCGTTCATCATCTTCGTGCGGTTCTCGCGTTCGAACATCTCCTTGGCCTCCTCGTTCTCCTTGTACTTCTTCATCAGGGTGTTCAGCTTCTCCTCAGCGTACTCCTGCTCGGCAATCTGGGACGGCTCGGGATCCCAAGGGAGCCACTTGCCTACCTCGGCCACGAAGATGTTGTGAATGGGGTCCAGACGCTGGAGCTTCTTGGAGCGCGCCACGGCCTCCTCCTTGGAAGAATACGCGCCACGAATCTTGAGACCACGCACAGTTGTCCGGAATTCATTGATCGTGTAAAACTCATTTTCCAGAACAGCCCGGTTAGCGTATACAAAATCCTCGTATAACTCCTTCAGCTTAGAGATCTTCAGCTCCTCCTGTGCCTCCTTGGTGTATGCCTTGAAGCTGTCCATGATAGTGTCCATGCGTACACGAGTGTCACGGAACACCTGGGCCACACCACTCAGATCCTTCGTCTCGGCAATATCCGCCTGGTCATTGAGCTTGTCATTAATAGACTTCAGCGTGGTCATGAGGAACTTCTCAAAGCTGTTGATGCGGAAATTGAACTCGAAGTTTGCCACGAACTTTTGAAAGAAATAGGTGTCCTTTTTGGCGAGAACCTTCTCCGGACTCAGGAAACTCAGCAGGCAAAAGTTCTGCCCAGGAATGGGTACATCCTCCGTCAGGTGATCCTCACGCTCTTCTGTTGACATCGTCTAGTTTCATAAATAAAAGATAGTTTAAGCCTCTACGCAGTAATTTTCTTTGAATAGAGTATATGGACTCCACAGCCGAAATTGTAAATCGCTGCATTAAGTACCTCGTAGAGGGCCTGTTTGTGGCCGTGGCTGCGATCTTTATCCCTAAGCGCTCTCTTCCGGTTGAGGATATTCTGAGCCTGGCCATCGTGGCGGCGGCCGTGTTCGCCATCCTCGACGTGGTGTCGCCTAGCATCGGCTACTCGGCGCGCCAGGGTGCGGGCTTCGGTATGGGTGCAAACCTGGTGGGTTTCCCGGCTCGTTAGAACTGTGCGTAAAAATATTTTTATTGGTTGCTGTACTACAGGAATCCACAAAAATCTGCTTGATAAATAGGATGGATAACACAAGTAGGCGCACATCGGGTCGTCAACCTAAAATAACTGCGAAAATGGCTGAACTTAAACAGCAGACTTTGAAGAATGCTTTTAATAAACAGGAGAGAGCCAAAAAGGCGACTTTGAAGAAGGAGAAAAAAAGATTTGCCGAAATATACAAGGGTGTTTCTCGTAAAAGAAGCAGAATTTTGAATCGGCTTTCTGGCTTGAGAAAGAATAATACCTCAAAAAGGAATAATACGAGGAGAAAGATGAATGATCGTCTTGCTCGTATTAAAAAAGCCAGAAACACGGTCATACGTAAACACCGATTGGGAACACCTCCTAAGAACGAACGCAATGAACTTGCAAGTTTAATGAGAAATAAGTTGGTTATACATGATGGAGGCGCCAAGCGGAGAACTCGTAAGTGTAAGAAGTGGTGGTTTAGCTTCTAGTTATATCGATCTTATGATGTCGCCAGGTCTAAATAGACCTTATGAATTGCCAATGCAAATCTGCACAAATCTTCTGCCAAATCTTATCCTGGATATACAATTTGTCCCTGTTTTTCAACAGTTGAAAACAAGGGAGATATTCATCCAATTCTAACAATTCACAGAATTTATACAAAACGTACGAATATGAGAGGAAATTGTTGCGGTCCTTGGGGCAGTGAGCCTGGAATGACGGCTGAATTTCCTTGAACATGTAGCGCAACTTCTCCTCAATTTCGCGACTCATCACTGCCGCCGTTTGGCCATTGAGCCTGTTGATAATATGCGGAATATGTTCGTAGTATTTGTTGAATTTCAACTTCTTCAGAATTTCCTTGACCTTGGAAGCCTTTAAAGTTCTGAAGTCCATGATACGCTCCTTCTTGAGTTCCAACAGGATCGCATCATACACCTCCTGTGGAATTTCCGTGGTCTCCTTCGCCTGGAATTGCGCCAGCCACTCGTTAAAATGGTTGATACGCTTGTAGGCGTAGTAACTCACTTCACGAGGCGGATCCTTGTAACTGGGCTTGTCCGAATCCACCAGAACGAAATCCTGATACCCACATCCACTACAGGTGAAATTCGCCTCATTCGCACTAAAAATCATTTCCGTTTCGCAATGTGGACAATCCCCAAACGACTCAAATTCAATTTCGTGAGAACCGCGGGCGTGTTCCGGATCAATTCGCTGTAGATACTCTTCCAACAATTTGTCCCTACGGAGTTCCTCTCCACCCTTCTTGGATCTTACAGGTGTTCCACTCACGTCGTTCTCTTTGGAGGCAACTTCCAAAGCAGCCAGGATACTTCCAGGCTTGGCTTTCGTGGAGACCCTTTTCGGCGCTGCATGTGTACCATTCTGAATTTTCTCCTGTATATCATAATAATTGTATAAAATGTCGCCTGTGTCTAGGAAATAGTCATAAAGTTCTGAATCCGACTGTAGATTTTTGATTTCCTTTTCGCAGGTATCCCTTTTTTCTTCAATAACGGACCGCTCCATCACAGATGTACATGATTTGAGTTCATCTATCAGTGTTTCGTATTGCTCTTGTATGGTGCTTAAACTAGTTTTTTTAGTAGTTATTCGTTCCATGTGGAACTTGTGAAGAGCATCCAAGGTTGTACGAGACTCAGGATTGCTTCTTCTTGTGGGCCGAATGCTAAAGAAAGCATTGGTATTTTTTGTTTCCATTCTATTTATGAGAAGTTTTTATGTTTAGACCATGGTTTTGAAAACCAGAGCCTCCCGGCAGGAAATACGGGGTTAAAAAGGGAACCTGTTTTTAGGCCAAATTTGCCGGCTCGCCCGAAAATTTTTTTCTAACAAAGAGGTATAAACCAAAATGACAGGTGGTGGTCTTATGCAGCTCGTAGCTTACGGCGCCCAGGATGTGTACCTGACGGGTAACCCTCAGATCACGTTCTTCAAGGTGGTGTACCGCCGCCACACCAACTTCGCGATGGAGTCCATTGAGAACCCGTTCAACGGCTCTCCTGGCTTCGGTCGCAAGGTGACATGCACGATCCAGCGCAACGGCGACTTGATCTACCGCATGTACCTCCAGGCCACGCTCCCCAGCGTGACGCTGGCCACGACGGACGGCTCTGGCGCCCAGTTCCGCTGGCTCAACTGGGTCGGTCACAACCTCATCAACTCCGTGGAGATTGAGATCGGCGGCCAGCGCATCGACAAGCACTATGGCATCTGGCTGCAGATCTGGAATGAGCTCACGCAGGAGGCGGGCAAGCAGGCCGGCTACGCCAAGATGGTGGGCAACGTGCCTGAGCTGACGAACCTGCTGGTGCAGGGTGGCGAGCCTTGCGACTCTGACTGCTATGCGGGCGAGCCCAACGCGTCGGCCGAGGTGGTGTCCTGCGCGCCTGAGTACACGCTGTACATCCCCCTGCAGTTCTGGTTCTGCCGCAACCCTGGCCTGGCGCTGCCGCTGATCGCGCTCCAGTACCACGAGGTGCGCATCAACCTCGAGTTCCAGGACATCCGCAACCTGTGCTGGGACATCACGCCCCAGATCGCGTCCAACCCCCACACGATCCGCGACCGCGTGTCCAACTCCAACCTGGTGGCCGCCTCGCTGTACGTGGACTACATCTACCTGGACACGGACGAGCGCCGCAAGTTCGCCCAGGTCTCCCACGAGTACCTGATCGAGACGCTGCAGTTCACGGGCCAGGAGTCCATCACGTCCTCCTCCAACAAGCTCAAGCTGAACTTCAACCACCCTTGCAAGGAGCTGGTGTGGGTGGTGCAGCGCGACTCCTTCACGTCGTGCGACGACACGATTGTGAACCCCTGGAAGGGCCAGCAGCCCTTCAACTTCAGCGACTGGTGGGACCGCTCCGTGCTGGAGTCTGGCTACTCCGTCACGCGTGTGGAGGGCATGGCGGGCAAGAACCCGTGCATCACGGCGCTGCTCCAGCTCAACGGCCACGACCGCTTCCAGGTGCGCGAGGGTCGCTATTTCAACGAGGTGCAGCCTTACCAGCACCACACGAACATCCCCGCGGTGGGCATCAACGTGTACTCCTTCGCGCTGCAGCCGGAGCAGCACCAGCCTTCAGGCACGTGCAACTTGTCTCGCATTGACAACACCACGCTGCTGCTGACGGTATCCAACAACGCGGTGGGCGCGACCACGTCCTCGTCCGTGTACATCTATGCGACGAACTACAACGTGCTGCGCGTGATGAGCGGCATGGGCGGTTTAGCGTACAGCAATTAAACACAGGAATCCACCCAGTGGTTTCCGGCAAAGTATATCGTGTTTTTATATTTTTATTAAATTTGTAAAATCGAACGAATAAAATTTGAAATAAAACATTTATATTTAGTATAACTAAACATAAATGGGTTTATTAGGAAACATTGGAAGACCTGCTAAAGATATTATTTATGAAGAAATTTCATATAATAATAAAAAATATATTATTGGTCATGTAGAGTCTAAGGGAGAAGATAAAAAGTTTATTATTGACAAAGATGATTATGATGAAGTATCAAAATATTCTTGGCATGTAACTTCAAATAATTATATGTCTTCATCATTTGTACATTATGGTAAACATAAAACTCTTTATCTACACAACCTTGTCATGAATAGAGACGCTTTTAAAGGGAAGGGTCAAACTGAAAGTATCGACCATATTAATAGAAATGGATTTGATAATCGTAAAGAAAATCTTCGTTTAATATCACAATCTGAGCAGAACATTAATCAACTGAAAAAGAAACGTAGTTTTGTTTTCCCAGAGGGTTGTGAATTAAAACCAGATGATGTTCCTAGACATATTTGGTATGTTCGGGCAAACGGACTACATGGTGATAGGTTCGCAATAGAATTCAAAACAGAAGGAATTTTATGGAAAACAACAAGTTCTAAAAAGGTAGATATTAAAAATAAACTTACTGAGGCAAAAGAAAAACTCAAAGAACTTTATGAAATATATCCTTATTTGAATCCTGAGAAAGCAGAAGAAGAAAGTAAATCTCTTCTTGAGTCATATAATGGTATTATTGCTCTTTCAACTTGAGAATGTTTAAAGCCTCCCCACAACTTACAAACAAATGGCCGATCTATTTATACCTGCGCACGATGCCGGTTTCTTTTCATGCTGTTCCATACAACTTGAAAAGATTGTTCAGTATTTTAACAAATACAAGCGATGCCCAGACTCTGTTGACCGTTCCCAGCAATTCTCCTGGTACAAGCCGGCCGATGCCTCAATAGAGGAATACTTTGAACCGGTGTCAATGCCCCTGCGCTACGGTCGCTGGATTCACTATGAACACTACTACCAATTCCTGAATTATAAAACATTGGACTTGAAGAGCCTCCAGCGATTTATAGAGAAATTTTTTGCCCCCTCCAAACAAATTCGGGACATCGTAACCAGCATGGAACGGGCCTACAACATAGACTATGAGAAAACCTTTGTTGTATTTTACAGGGGTAATGATAAAGTCACTGAGACACATCTTGGATCCTACAATGATTTCATCGGCGCCGCGAAAGAATTCCAGGCCACTCATCCAGATTGGCGATGCCTCGTCCAGAGCGACGAAACTGAATTTCTGGAACAGGCCCTTCTCCAAATTCCGAATTCATTCTGTTTCAAGGAGGAAATTCGCCACATGCCTCGGTCGGCCGAGACAACTGTGGACAAAGTTTTCAAGGAAACGAATTTCCAATTCTCCAAGAATTTCCTGGCCGTCGTATTGATTATGGCCAGGTGCCACCAGGTCTTCTGTGGAACAGGGAATTGTTCCCTGTGGATTGCCCTGTATCGCGGGAGTACCGACGGATTCCAGCAATTCTTCAATACCAAGTGGGTATAACTTATTCATGTGTATATTTCCAAGTGGCCTGGTACTCGAGAGGGAGTATGTATTTTCCGTAGGTCTGGTTCACGAATTGAAAACTAATCTGATCCTCAATTCCACACTGGCGAACGTGGTGGAGCCAATTTTCGCCAATTTCATGAACCTTCCTACAATTCTTTCGTATACTGAATCCACAACAGTAATGTACTAAAATCCTCTCTGAAAATCCATTTCGGAGTTGGCGTTCAATATAGGCACGATACATCTCCTTCTGTTGCGAATATCGGTCGTACTGAATTGCTAATTCATACTCGTCCCAGACAGAGGCGAACTGTTTGTCGTATAAATGTTTTGTCAATGCCATCAATTTATCAGTTCGTTCCATCTCCTCAATCGTCGCATTGACTCTGTTCTCAAACACCGTAAGTTTAGAATCAAACCAACAGTAGTACCTGTAATTTTTCAGAACATCAAACTTGTGTGGACAGGAACGTAATTCTTTCGTGTTCATACAATCTTTAATCGGATCATTTTCAACAGGAATGTTCGACATAAATATAGGAATAAATCGTGTTGACTCTAGAGCCGCGTATATTTCATCATTGTTTGTAAAGTAATAACAATCCTCGGTCTGTGATGGAACCGGCGGTATCCATTTAGAATGACTCTGTGCGCCTCCAAAATAACAGGTATAGTATGCTATACGTTTTGCTGGCGGAACATACGGGCGTTTCAACGTGATCGCCCTTTGAAAGAGGCCCTTGTGCCGTTTTCTTCGTAGAGTTCCAAGTTTTGTATCTTTCGGCATACCTTATAATATGGCTTGAATAAAATATCCTATAAAATCGGCAATTCTCGCTCCGTTTCAATGACTACTTCGGGCGGTTCGGGCCACGAAGCGTAGTCAACCGCTGCCGTGGTCGGCTTATCAAATCCGAGCAGGACCTGTAGAGCCCTTAGACGACGTTTCAGGGGCGCACCCTCTAGTCCCCGTGAAACCTGTTTCCAGCGCCACTCGAATTGTAGGGCTGCGCGATGATCAGGAAAACCTCGTACGTGGCAGATTCGTTCCCATCTACGCCCTGTAGTAGCTTTGGCACCTCCACTGATTTCTCCATTATGTTGCCGAAGACGGCGATCCAGATCGGGCGTGACACCCACGTATGTTTTTTCGCCCCGACCATCGCAAGTGGCCAACAGATAACAGTGCCACGACATTCCTATAAGACCCTGTTGAAAATGTTTTAGCACCCATCTATAGATATGGAGGGTGGCGGATATAGTTCAACTGGTGGTGGCTTTTCAAGTGGTCCCTCGATTCACCTGTCAAACATCGGAAAGTATGAGTCCATAGATGAAATTGCCACGATTGCGAATGCGGGTCTCTTTACGACCTTCCTGGCAATCGTATCTGCCCGGATTGGAGAACTCGGTGGCGTTTCGTTGAATACGTATTTTGAGTTATTTGGCCTGGAGGGCATCCTTTCCTGCGTAGCCCTAATTGGCATCCTGTTTCAGATTGCCCGTTATTTTTACACGAC